TTGGCACCGTTCTTGTCAGTGACCACTTCGTAATTTTTTGTTGAGTTTAGGGGTGAATCCGCCATCGTTAATATCCCGTGCCACTGCTACCTGTGGAACTTGTGCTACCGTAGGTTGATGTGGTCACCGAGGATACTGCTGATGTGGATCGAGTATTGGATGTTGTTGTAGTGGTTGATGTCACAACTGTGCCCGAGGCCGCGAGCTGATTCGCACCCAGAGCATCAATTATCTGAACATCATCAACGGTGGCCCCACTGATGAAAATTTCGTCTGCCGCGGAACTGATCTGGAACAGGGATCCAAATGACTGTCCTGACTGATTGGGCACTATCACCACTGTGAGCAGATCTGGTGCCAAACTGTTGTGTATGTAAGCGGCTAATTCTGTAAAATAAAAAGTGTCTCCGAAATCAAAGTTGTTCAGGGCAAAGAATTCATTGATCGCGGCGATGGTCCTGGTCTTGATCACGGCATTTGACACATTGGTGGAGGCATTCTTGACCACCTTGAATGTGGCCTGGTACTGCTCGTCCGCCGTGGTTCCAAACAATATCTTGTACTTGACTGGATGATAGATGATCTGATCTGACAGTCCCTTGATCGGGTTCAGTGCGCCCGAGTAACTGATCCTCAACTGATCTGATGTGCTGGGCAGTGGTTTCGTCCCGCCCGCCTGTAACCAGGTCCTGAATCTTGTGTCATAGGTCCTCTCGAGCATGTAGATATCAATGATGTTGGACACTGCTGGATCTATGCGAGTGTCCTGACCCGCGTGATGACGATATTGGAAATCCATAGAGGATCTGCCCCTTCGGGCGATGTAGTTGGTGCTGGTCGTCAAAGAGACCGTGGATGAGTTATACTGCTTGATCACATTCTCCGCGGCGTCATAGAAATAAAATAGCTGTCCGTTGGTGTATGCGCCTGGTAGGGTGATGTCTGACTCACGCTGTGTCACGATGAAATTGCTGGCCGAGTAGGGCCTGTATCTCTCGATGTTGTTGTAACTGTTGTATTTTTCAAAGAACACAAACTTTGTGGTGACGTTGGTGTCTGGTTCCACGATGATGTCAAAAATTTCTGGATTGTCCACCACACCGTCATCGTCCTCGTCATAGAATCCCACTTCCACTCGGCGATTGTCCTGATAACCGTCTGATTCTGTGATGGTGTCCACCACCTGCCAGGTGATCGGATAGCCCAATGCTGTGCCCGTGCTCGGCACGGTGTTGTTCTTGAGGATCTTCACGGAATCCTTGACCACCCTGCCCGTGCTGTAGTCATAGATCCTGTCTGTTCGATCATAATGGAATTTGTTCTGTCCCGCAGATTCAAATATGTATTTCAGTGCTCGATGGGTCACTGTGTAGGTGTTGCCGTCATTGGTGAATCGGAACCACCAGCTGGCATCCAGGTTGGTGCCCGTGGCATCACCCGCATAGGCGGTGCTGAATATGGAGCTGGCGCTTAGATTTGCCGTGGTGATCACTGCCCATTCCTCGTTCTCCTCGTCATATCTCAGTCCAAATTCCTCATAGGCCTCGATGCGATCCTGTAGATCTGTTTTGAGGGCGGTTGGCAATGTGGTCACAAAGTTTGGTATCACCGCCGACAGCACAGCGTTCGCTGGCAGTATGTCGTTCAGTGTGATTGGCCCCAGTCCTGATTCCAGGTTGCCCACTCCGCCGTTGGCGCCATCGCCCGTCACCGCGGCGATCTTGGCCCAGGCTCGATCTTCCGCATTGGTCGTGCCCGCTGTCACAAGAACGCCATTCAAGAACTTCCTTGAATCTGGCGATACGAATTTGATCAGTGAGCCTGCTTTGGCATATTTTAAATTTGATGTGGCGAAGTCTCCCACCACTAATGGTCCACCTGCCGTGAAATAGCCCGTGTTGGTGTTGGTGCCTGTCGTGGTGCTGACCCAGCTGGCTGGCAGGGCCGATAGGTCCTTTGTGCCGTATTTCAGATAGTAGAACTGTCGGGAATATGCTTCTTTCAATTTTGCTTCCACGGAAGAGTTGATGGTGTTCAAGATCTCATTTCTGTTCGCAAATGTGAATGTGAATGCCGGTGTGGATTCCTCCCTGTACACGATGCCGTCATCCGCATACACGTTGACGTTGGAATATGCTCCAGTGGGATCCACGATGTCCTTGGCCCTGGATATGCCCGAGGCAGATCGATTTAAAGATTTGATTTTCACGATCTCCTGTGATGCTGACAGGGGCACGACGTTGTAGTCCTCTGCCGTGATCATCCTGTTCTGTGAGTAATAGGTCTGTGGTGCTTTCTCCTGTATGGAAGCATTGGATTCTGTGGCCGCGGCATTGTACACAGATTGCTTCAATGAAGCGGATATCGTCAGTGTCTGTGCTCCGCCATTGGCATCCACATAGGGTATCGAGAATGTGATGCCCTGCATGTCTGTTGATTGGATAGAATATGTGGCGTTGTCACTGGTCCTGTAATAAATCCTGAATGATCCAGAAGGTATGTTGGAGAAGTTGCCATCACCAAACACAAGATCTATGTTGTCGTTGTTTTTGGTTATGACATTGTAAATGTCTCTCACGTTGGCTGATAGAGAATTATAGATCGCATTGTTGCCCACAAGGTCTGGCACCTGCGTCCAAAGTTTTTGTAGATTTCCAAAATCGTCAAGAGCATATAACCACACATCCGTGTCATTGATGTTGCCCACATTGATGCTCTGTATGTAATTTGTTGTGGGATTGGCTATGGAAAATTCCGTGGCTGATATATTGCCCTGTTTGAACAGAGAGAAAAATCCTGTGTTGTTGGAAGAATCTCCTGATCCGTCCGTTCTGTAAATGTAGGTGAATCCTCCTCCTGGTATTGGAGAAGATTCGTATATGGATTCTGAATCTGTGATCTGTGCTGGCACTATTTCAAACTGTCTCGCTACTCCACTCACTGATCTGGAGAATTTAAAAATAGGTATGTCGGTATTGGACGAGTTCACCGTATAAATTTCTGTGTCTATTCCCCCGATGTCGTTGCTCTCTCTTGGTTTGCCAAATCGCTGACCCTGTACATTGGCCGCATTCAATATCGTCAGGAATTGTTCTCTGTAATTGGCGTTCGTGGCATCGTTCCATACCACTGTGACATTCGCTAGGTTCGTGCCTGTGAAATCTCTCACCGATTGTGTGGTTGAGACAGCATCAAATTTTAATAGACCTGTGGCAGTTCTATTTCTTTTTGCATTGTAGTTGATCAAACGAGCCAATCGCAGGATGGAGTTCCTTCGCTCGGCGGTCTCCAGGAAATTTTCTCGGGCATTGAGGTCCACCCTGAAAGATAATGACTGCGCCACGTAGGCGATGAGATCGATCAGAGCCACATACTCAGAAGACTCCACGAAATCGTTGAAATCGTCCGGATAGTTCTCTCGGAGATAGGCTATCATGGTCCTCCTCAGGGTCTCAAAATCGTAGGATTTGAAATCTGCCTGCTGGAAAGCGGTGTAGATCTTGCGCCAATCTTCGGCGACCAATAAACGGTTTTGTCTATCTGTAGTGGCCATACATTAATGTACGAGTATTTATTGTTTGAATAAACTGCGTATATTAAGACAGACGCAGAGTGCTGTTCTCGTCAAAGCCAAATGCGAGTTTTTCGGTGATGTTGTAGGACACATAGGTCAAATCCACCTGTACGGATATGCCGTGATCAGACTGACTTACGACAATGTTATCCGCAGATATGCGTGGATCCGCACTGACATTCCTAGTGATATCGTCTAGTATGGTTTGTTTGAGATCTTCCGTGAGCGGTTCAAACATCACGTCATAGATTATGGTGCCAAATTCGGGATTTTCCAATCTCTCACCTTTCCTGATGCTCAGGCGATTGATCAAATCCTGTTTGATCAATGCGAAATCATACAGCTTGTAGTTGGATTGCTCGGCCCTGGAACTGAACCCGCTAAACACTTGTCTGTTGACGCCTGACTGTGATTTCTGCGTTTGTTTTACCATCCAAATATTTTTCCTATGCTTTTCACTGTGGAACTTATCGTGTTTCCAACATTACTTATTAGTGTTGTTATCTGTGTCACAGACGTCACCTGTCCTCCCACAACATTTTTATAAGTATCGGTCACTTGCGTTCCAGTTCCAACTATGTTTTGAGACAGATTACCTATGGTTCTGTTGGGATTGACTATATTTTCCACCGTGCGATTCACAATATCTTTTACCGCGGTCGATGCTGAATCGATACCTATGCCCGCGGGAATTTTATAAGCGGTGTTGTATTTTTTTGAAAAAGCATCTGCCACGGATCGTATCTTGTCTGGTGTGGTGGCGCCCTGTGACCGTATCTCATATTCGAGGTCGGCCTGATACTGAGCATCTCTGATCGATTTGATCGGGCTCTCTCTGTTCTGCTGAGCAATATATTCGGGCGTGCCGGGCGCCCTGTCATTGGCGCTGGGCGCACCGCCCTTGACTATTGTATTTTTGGCATCATAGTGCTGATTTTCAAACGGCTCGTGCGTGGGCATTCGTGTGACAGTGGTGATGTTGCCCTGTGCATTGACCGTGAGCAGTTGATTGTCTTTATTCTTTGGATCCACATCTGGCACATAACGACGCACCGTGGGCTGATAGTTAGACACTATATTTGGATTGATTCCTATACTGTTAAAATGTACCTGAACACCGGTGAGATGGTATAGTCCAGTGGTATGATGGGATTGACCGGTCGCGGCATAGGACACTATCTTGCCACCGATTGCTTTGGAACTGATCAATCCGCTGACTGTCTGTGATTTGATATCTTTGTAGGCATACTGTCGTATGGATCCATTAACGGTGTCGATCATGATATCGCTTTCACTGGATATCTTGATGTCTTTTTTAGCGAACATATTGATGCCAGCATCACTGTGAAAATTCATATCACCCGCAGATCTAATGTTCACTCCTCCCACACCACTGTAAATGTCGATACTGCCTGCACTAGAGAATTCCATCCAGGCATTTCCGGATCCATTGGCTATATAGACCACGCCGGCGGAATCGTTTAATAGAATTTGATGACCTGATGCTGATCGCAGACGCACAAGTTGGTTATCTCCGATTGCATCACCGTCGTCAAGAACAAATGTGTGTCCCGCATTTCGAGTGGTCTCTACTGTCTGCTGTGCATCCACTGGGCCGATCTTGCTCTTCCTTGTGCCAGGAATTATCCTGCCCGGGGTGCTGATACCAAACACCTGGCTGGGTGACTCCCTCCTTGCCGAGGATGTGGTGGTACCTCTCACTGTGTCTTTTATCAAACCCTGTTTCCTTAATGTCTCTGCAAATGGGTGTATGGGCTTTTTCAATCTATCGGCTCCACCAACCAGTTTGGCCGAATCGAACAATGCTTTATTGACTTCTCCGGCCGGGACCGCGTCTGTGCCATAGAGCTGTTGTTTGGATTCGCTGAGATCTCCTGTGGAGGCGGGCATAAAAGTGTCCACGCTGGCCGCGATTCCCGGCACCATGTGGTTGATCAGTTTGTCTGAAATACAGCCTATCCAAAATGCCTGTGAAACCTTGCCCTCGGCGAATATCACCAATACCTGTGTGTCTATGTCGGGTGGCACGAACCACATACCATAACTGTGTTGTCCTCCCTCGAAGCTCGCTATGTCGGTCGTGTCCACTGCGTTCGGACTCTTGACTCCATAGAACGGGGACAGATATCTGCAGGAATAGAGGCTGTTTTTGTTGGAGGTGTTGTTTCCAATACTGGGGATTTCCACTTGCAGTATGCCCATCCGGGTCTCATCCACATTGCCTTTCACTATGCCGATGTATGGACCTGGATCCAATATGGTGTAACTGGTGTCCTGTGGTTTTTGCGATTTTGAACTGAAAGGATAATCTACCATATTAATCTCCTGCTCCTAAACCAAAGGTTCCGCCCACGTTCTTGATGATATCATTTAATATATCAGAACTATTAGAACTGATGGCTTCTTTGTATGAGTTGTCTTCTTCATAGAATATCGGCTTGGTTCCACCGTGCTGATTATTAAATCTCACCAGCAACAACTGTTGTGTAAACGTGCCCTGATCAAATATGCTCTCGACCTGGGTCACTTTATGTAATCCACTGAACTCCACATTCTCGAGATTCTGAAAATCCATCAGTCCTTGTTTTTCATTGATGTCCGTGGGGAATCTAAAATAAAGGCTGACCAGTGGTTCCGATCTATCAAAATTGAAACAACCACGATCGTCGTCCCATTCGACTCCCTTGATGGTGCCCACAGAGTTTATGGTCGCTGTGTCCCCAAACTTTGCTGTCTGTATCCTGCCATTGTTTGCCGTGGTGTTGCCCCTGCTGAAGTTTCTGCTCATTGGCAAGAACATGTCCTGACCTATGAATGCCGGATCTCCCATTATGGTCATGTCCACCTTCATCATGTCTCCCCTGGGAGATGTTAGATAATCAAAAAACTCATCCGCATTGGATCTGGTCGCTCGATCCTGTGTGCTTGGGTCGGCGGATTTTAATCCAACCGGGGATCCCCTCAATGACAGAACATCTGGGTATATGCCTTGTCCGTAGTATCTTTTAACCAATCTGTCTCTTTTCGTTTTTTCATCTTGCTTGGAAGCTGGTTGTGTGCCTGGTTGACTCCGCGTGGTGTCCAGTAATCTGGCTTGGAAATAGGCATACTTGTAATTCAGTTTGAGATCTATTATCTCTGTGTTTCGACCCGAGAATATATATTCGTAGGATTTTTTCACCGATTTGCCCCATTGCTCACTGCCGCCCAATCCGGGAA